ATATAATTGTGTCTCTTGATAAAGTGTCAGTTCCTGCATCGGTAACCGTTCCTACTCCTACTTCCCATTCATTTGTTCCGTCATGAGAAATTGCATAGTAAGTTGTATTACCATCGCCAACTCCAGCTACAAAAGTTTCAAAACCAGTTTCAGCACCGGCCAGTGAAAACGTTCCTGTCCCTGTAGTTGTACTTGTCTCCTTAACTCTATCGTTAATTACTAAAGCCATTCACTACTCCAAATTTTATTACGCGTCGCCAATTCTAATAATTGCATTAGATGCGTCGGCAGCTGGGAACTGAATAACGAAATCTCCGTTAGTTGCAGTTTTTGATCCGCCGAAGTCTAAAACTAATACAGCCTCATTAGAAGTTCCTTTATAAATCAGAGCGCCTACTGATGTTAAAGTTACAGAACTAAAAGTCGTATCTGCAAAGTCAACATATCCAACGTTACTTGCTACTGCTACACCGTTGTTAGTTAAAGTATTTCCACCTGCTGTATAGTTTGTACCAGATGAAGAAACTTCATTAGTAGTTGTATAAGCAGTTGTAGAAGTACTGAAACCAGCTAATGATGTATAAAGTGCTAATTTGAAAGTTGATCCACCAGAATCAAAATCAAACACGCCACCAAGCAGGTCTGTTTTAAAAGAGTCAGGTACTATATTTGCCATTTATTTGTCTCCTTAAATTATTTTATGGTGATGGCGACTTAATTTGAGAACGAATAACGCCATCTTGCCATTCATCTCTACGTCTTCTACCTTCTTGTTCGATAGAGTACGATTTTGCAGCCCTTATATATGACTGTTCGTAGTATTGTAACAGATCCGCTGGACCTTTCAAGTATCCATATGCTTCTACCAGACATCCGTATAAAAGTAAATCCTGATATTTATTACTTGTATAAGTACCTTGTGTGCTTCCTGGTGAAGTGGTTATTGAATCTGGTTGTTTTGTATAAGCTAAAGTAATTAAGTAAGTGTTGTCTGGAGTAGGTGCTACTAGCCAATAATTAGCATCCCAGTTAGCATAATACTTTGGAATTCCAGAAGCAGTATTTGGAGTATTGTAATACTCTGCCATAAAAGAAGTGTCTCTTTTATCTAAAAAAACCTGATTACCTGATGAATCAGTTAATTGTACATATCGAATAAATCTTAAATCAGATGGTATGGTTACATACCTATTTCCAGCTGCTAAGTTAGAAGTTGCATAAAATCTATTATCGTCAGAATCTACTTCTCTATAAATTCTGTTTTCTGCATTTTTAATGACTGTATTTAAAATAGAATCACTTAACACAGAACTATCTACCTCTGTGTAATTTCGAATATCGTCTTGTAAGTTTGTAAGTGTGTATGCCATTATGGTGTAAGTGTAACCGGACCAGCCGATATACTTCCTCCTCCTATTTTTTCAGTTGCAGTTGCAGTTCCTGAAGCTGTAAATGTATAGTTATTAGCATTTGTAACTGTAATTGTAAATCCCGAAGCGTTATTAATATCTGCAGCAGTAATACCTGCACCTTCTTCACCATCTCTAAATCTAACTACATCATTTGTAGATCTTCCATGATTTTCTTCAAATACAGTTATGGTTTGAGATCCACTTGCAGTGGTTAATGGATTTAATGTTAGTATTCTTGCAACAGCAGGTTCTACTCTTGCAGGTCTTGCATTTAATAAACCTTGAGGATCAGCAGCATGTGGTTTTGGTTCTAATTGAGGATGTTTAGGTTCAAATTCTGATATATGAACTCTTGCTCCATTCCATTCTATTACCATTTCAGAATAAGGAAATGCTAGTCCCGATCTGTCTGATATAAATTGTGCATATTTACCTGAAGAAAGACTAGACATTAAGACTCCGGATAATAAACTTTAGGACTTATATAAGTACTAGATGATGAGCCGTCCTCTTGTAGTGCTCTTTGTAACTCATCTTCATATAACATTTTTAACATCTGAACTTTGTCTGGTGCATTTTTAATTGAAAGATAATAAGCTAATCCTGCAGTCATACATGGTACAAATCTATATGGAACATCTGCTTCATTACTGTAAGACCCTGCGTCTTGAATTCTTTTTACATAATAGTAATTTAAAAAATTACCCGCTTCTGTTGAACCAGGCGTCAGGTACAAAGTGACTGTAATCTTGTCTATAAATCTTTGAACAAAATACTGTGAAGGTGTTCCTTCAGAAGTTTTATTTGAAAAAGCTTGATATTGTGATCTACTTATTTTTGTAAGTGGTGTGTCTACATTAGAGTTTCTATAAGAAGCCTCTAATATATCATCTACACCATAAACAGCTGTAGCATCAGAAGTTCCATCTGCTGTTGATCTAAACATTGTATATGTTGCTTGACCATCGACTAACGTAATTGAATTGTTTGCAACTTCCCAATAATGCAAACCTCTATTAGCCCATTCTTGAAACAATATATTAAGAGATCTTCTTGCAGACTTTAATTGATGTCCAGAAACACCAGTAATCCCAATTCTTTCATAAGACTCTTCGACAATATCTGAAATAGAAAGACCTGATTCGAAAGTTGTAGTTCCGGAAGTTGCCATTCAGCCTCCTACTTATCTATAAGTAATGTTGCGCCTTCAATATTTGTAATAGTAGAAACTTTCATTCCTCCAGGAAATAAAATCCCATCTTCAGGAATATTAAATGCAAAGACATCTCCTGTTGGACAGTCTCCTTGGAATAAAGTTGTACTATCAGTATTGTCTTGTAAAATTATTGAACCTGCACCGCCGCCATCTGAAGCAAGAATAAGTCCTCTTAGTCTTGTTCTTCCAGCGAAGACAGCACCTGTACCAGAAACTCTTACCGCTTTTACATCTGATTTCATATTTTGTTTCTCCGTTAAAATTTTATGTGGGGCCGAAGCCCCACACTAATTATTTATTATGCTTCTTTAGCAAATACACCTTGAGCATCAACAACTGTCCAATGTGCTGTTGAATTTAAAGATGCGATTGTAACAAAGTCACCAACTTTTGATGTAGTTTTTGTATTAATAAGATCTTTATCATCTGTTAAAGATCCAGCATACAAAATACCATCATTAGCATTTGGACTAATAGTTAATGTATTAGTTCCATCTTGACCTGTATTTACAAAAGTAAATACGTAACCAATTGCTATTGCTGGTAAAGTAAATATCACACCATCAGTTGATGACGTAAAAGTCTTTCCAGAATCAGCTGTAGCTACTGTGTAGTTAGATGATTTGTTTTCTAGATTGAATCCAGTTAAACCTGCTTCGTTAAATTTACCTTGCAGAACTGGTCCTCTAAATAGTGTTTGAGCCATGATTATTCTCCTAGTTAAATTCTACATAGTCTCTAGGCCGTCGACTATACTGCGTCTATGCAGAATATTAATTTATGTATAGTGAGTTTTTTATATACTAGTTTTTAGTAGAGTGCAAGAGAGCCTGTAGTGCGGAGTGGAATTTTTCCAACGATGTAGCTTTTTACTAAGTAGCTACTGAAACTTGTGGAGTAGAACCTTCAACTGTGTTCTGTCTATGGGCGATCTGAGCTTCTTCTAGCTTGATCTTTGTGATGATTTCTTTGACTTTATCGTCAATTCTAACCATCTCAAGAGTGTATCTGTTATTATCCAGATGCTCCTGTTCCCACTTCAACTCCAAGGACCTTTTTTGTTTGTAAAGGTCTTGTATCATGGATAACCTCCTCATAGGTTATTCTGTTAGTCTTGTTATCATAACTGATTCCAAGATCCTCCCACTTTATACTCTTTTCTCCAAGTTTGTCAAGGATTGCATTTTCAAGGGATTTAGAATTATCTTCAGATAATACTTCAAATTTTGCGTGATGGTCGTAAGCCCAAATATTTACTAAGAATTTTTTCATGGTTTTATCTTTCTATTTGGTGATTGTGGCGGAACTATGTTCCGCCACAAAATCATTGATTAAGCACCTGGTGATGCAAAAATACCTCTAGGGTCTGATACGCCAAATACGTATCTTTCTCTAGCTTTGTATCTTACGTTGCCAGTATCGAAATCGCCTTCCATTTTTGTAGTTAATGGAGCTCTTTCCATATGCTTCATTCCGTTAGGAACGTCTGTAGTAATATAGAACGCATCTGTATCAGTTAAGTAGTGGTTAACTGTGTATCCACCTGGGACCATACCCATGTTTCTTAACGCGTTTATATCGTTATCAGCAGTTCCAACTCTTTGTGCAGAGTTCATTAATCTGTCCGCAGTAAACTGAAGAGCAGATGGAATGATCATCTTCACAGCTTTCGCAGCGATCTTTAAACCTCTTTCATCAGTAAGAGCAGCGATATCAATCATTGCTTGTTCTAATGAAGTTTCGTTTAAGTCCGCAGCTGTTGCCAATGTATTACTGAAAGTTCCAGAAATAGTTGGGTGCGAAGTGTTGAAAAGAGTTACACCATCACCTGAATTGAAACTTCCTCCAGGTAAACCATTGTTTAATGGTGCAGCTGCTTTAACTTGTTTAGTTTGAGCCATAGATCTTGCTAAAGCTTTTGTATATCTAGACGCAAGTCTGTCATACAAATTGTCCTCAATAGCTTCCTCAGTGATAGCAAACCCAAGAGCAATTGTCTCGTGAGTGTATCTAGCTGTGAAAGTTTCTTGAGCACTGTCGTAAGTTATACCAGAACCTTCTGGTTTAACTTGTGCTTGAGCGAAACCTGACAACATAACTTCTTCTTCAAAAGCTCTGTCAGATGACTCAGTGTTGTATATTTCAGCATGTTCTTGTTCATACTGTTTATACTCCAGGCCGAATAAGGCATTCAAACCTGGCTCTAGTTCTTTAACTAGTTGATTACGTGATATAGCCATAATTTAATTACTCCTTATATACCTGCCACGTTGTTTCCAAGAATGTGCTCATTGATAATAATTCTAAGAGCAAAGCCCTCAGCAGTAGTATCTGAATGATCAGGATCTCTAGAAACACCTAGGATTTTAAGTTGAGCAATAGAAGCTCCTGTTGTAGCCGAAATTTTTGATTTCGAAATAAACAACGGAGAGGTTCCTACTGCTGCGACTTGGTCAGCACATCCACCAACTTCATTTTGGTTGAATGCAGTGTCCGCAGACATGATTTCATAAACCTGTCTTGGGTCGTCATTTACGAAAGCAACGATATCAGTAGCAGTGTTACTTGCTGGTGAATAGTTGCTGAACGTTGGTTTACTAGTTGTAGCGTCAGTGTAGAAAACGCCGTTCAGTGTACCCAGATTGTTTGCATCTGTGTTTCCTGAAGCGAGTACAACTCCATCCGCAGTTAATTGCACCATTGCTGCGTGCGAAATTAAAGCAGAAGAAGCTGCAACGCTGTACTCTGTAAGAGCACCTACGTTATCTGTCTGACCAACTTTTTTAATGGGTCTAAAACCGAACCCAGTTGTTGACGCGTTAGCCATACGTTTTCTCCTTAAATGTACCTGCCCCGAAGGGCCTCCAGTACGGTTAATTCGCTGGTTTCGGAATTGTTAAAAAATTAACTTTTCTTTGAACCACCGAAGGTTACACGAGTATCTCTATCAACATTGATAGGCATACTCTTATGCTGTTCCTTTGCAAGATCGGCATCTATTGCAGCTTGTTGTTCTTGAGCTTGTCTTTGATAATACTCAGATCTTTGCTGCGCGATCTCCTCTGGTACCCTTGTCAGCACAAGGCCGCCGTGTCCGATAACCCCTGCGTATTTGCCGTCCTGTACTACGGGAAAATCTTCTTCGGGATATTCATCTGCTCTAACTAATTCGTAACCTGATCTTAATCGACCTTGTACATTTTTAGTATCCACAAATCCCTGAATCTCTACCCTGACCCATCTGTGTCTGTAGCCATTCGGCGCGTTGGGCGTATCTAAATACGATGGTGGAGTCCAAACTTTCGGTCTCTCATTAGGAGTTACCGATTTTGCTTGTGATTGTACTTTTGTAGAATCACTTTTACTTGTCTGGCTCGCACGAGTTGGTTGTTTCTTGTCTTCCATATGCCTATACCTCCTTCGTGTTCATAAGTTGTTTCGCATATTCTTCTAGTGGCACACCTAATTTTTTAGCAATTGCTACTTGAGATGATGTGAGTCTCACTGATTTACGACTAGTCTTTGAACTACGCGTTGCAGAGGCAACGGTTTGTGTAGGTTTACTAACCGGTTTGTCCTTAGGTGTATCAAATTTATGCGGAAATTCAAGTCTAATTCTTCTATCTATTTCCGTATAATATTCTTCTGACCTAGGGTCAATTCCTTCTTCTTCGGTAAGTTTTCTATGCAAATCAAACGCTGTATACGTCATTGCACTATCTTTACCGAACCACTCGTTATTATTGGCCCAATCTTCTGCCCTTGGATCAGGAGGAGTTTGAGCCTGTTGTCGTGGTTGTTGATATAATGGTTGTTCAACAGGTACTTCTTTAGCTGCAGTTTCCTGCATTTGGTGTTGAGTTTTTAACTCAGCTAATTTACCCTGTTCATAACCAAGTTGAGAAATAGCGGCTAAAGCTTCTGTTTCAGCTTTAGGATCTTCTGCCTGTCTAGCAGCTCTTAATTTTTCTTGAGCCGCTGCGATAGAAGAAGTAATTCTTCCTTCCATTTCTGCAACATAATTTTTATCTAAAGAATCTGCTGTAGTCTTAAATTGGTCTCTTTCCCTTTTAACACTTTCAGCAAAACGTAAAGCTTCTTCTTTTTGTCTTTCCGCTTCACGCATTCTTTTGGTTAACTTAGCTATTCGCTTTTTAACTCCTTCAGAATACTCTTCAATTTGCTTACTGTTATCTTCTTGCTGATCACTCCCTTGAACATTAGACTGCTCATCAGATTTCTCAGGTGCGTTATCGGCGCTACCACCGTCTTTAAGATCTTGTGTCTCATTTGTTGTGTCCTCCGTTGGTTGTTCTACAACCCCTTCTGTTTTTTCTTCTGGTAATTCTATCTCTGCACCCGGACCAGATGTATCGATATCAACTACTTTGTTTTCATTTTCTTGCATAGTATCTCCTATGATTGTTAAAATTCGTGGAATATATCTTCAGGGTTTTCCACGGTCGCTAAAACTTCATCATCATTGAGAAGCCTTATCTCACCCCCATCTATTT